AATTGGACGGTATTGAGGGAAGTGCAACAGCAGATCAAACCGCAGCTCAGATATTAACCTCTATAAAGACAGTAGACGGTTCAGGCTCTGGCTTAGACGCAGATTTGTTGGATGGGCAGCAAGCGTCCGCTTTTGCAGTAGCGTCTACTACTACTACAGCTAATGCAGCACTCCCTAAAGCTGGTGGAGCAATGACCGGTGCTATCACTACTAACTCTACTTTTGATACTAGAGATGTAGCTACTGATGGTACTAAGTTAGATACTATAGAAACTTCTGCTACAGCTGATCAAACAAAATCTGATATAGAAGGTCTTGGTATTGATTTACCAGCGGCTAACCTTACTGGAACAGTTGTAGCGGCTAGATTAGATACAGCAACAACAACAGCTGAAAGTGATGATAGTACTAAGATAGCAACAACAGCTTATGTTACAGATAAGATTACTACTCTCATTGGTGGTGCTCCAAGTACATTAAATGATTTGAATGAATTAGCGGCGGCAATCAATGACGATGCTAATTACAACACTACATTAACTACAGCGTTAGGTACTAAGCTTCCTAAGTCTGGTGGTGCTATGACCGGTGCCATCACTACTAACTCTACATTTGATGGTCGTGACGTAGCAACAGACGGTACTAAGTTAGATGGAATAGCTGCGAGTGCTACAAATACCGCAGCCCCTCATTATACTTCTGCTATTGCAGTTGGAGCCGGTGGATTAACTCAGCAGAACTTTACTACTACTCTAAAGAATAAGTTAGACGGTATTGCTACTAGTGCTAATTACATTACTAATAACAATCAATTGTCGAACGGCGCTGGTTATGTAACAACTAATACAACTTATTCAGTTGGTGATGGTGGACTCTCACAAAACAACTTTACGAATGCAGACCATTCTAAATTAAATGGAATAGCTGCGAGTGCTAATAATTACAGTCTACCCTCGACCGTGAGTGTCGCGGATGTTTATGTAAGTAGTTGGCTTCGAAACAACCAGTCTGGCACGGGACTGTATAACCAAAGTACGGGGCAACATTGGTATTCTGACCATGATGATTGGTGGAATGTAGCCGGTGGCTCTTCTGCAAATGGCATTAGATTTAGAGATGAGCATAATGGCACTGTACGAGGTGCAATTTACGCTAACAACTCTAATCAGATAGGTCTTCTTGACAGTGGAGAGGATTGGTGCCTCAGACACACGGATGGAGGTAGTACCGAGTTTCTCTCAAGCAATTCTGTGAAAGCAACGATTACAAACGCTGGAAATCTAACGCTAACTGGCACAGTCGATGGCAGAAACGTTTCTGGTGATGGTACTAAGCTAGACACTATTGCCACTAATGCAAATTACATTACTAACAACAATCAATTGTCGAACGGCGCTGGCTATGTAACAACTAATACAACTTACTCAGTAGGCAATGGCGGTCTTACACAAATAAACTTTACGTCGGCGTTAAACAGTAAATTATCAGGTATCGCCACTAACGCCAACTATATTACTAACAACAATCAGCTCACGAACGGTGCTGGTTATATAACATCAGGTGGCGCTTACAACGCATGGGCAATTAAGACCAGCGGCTACACCGCCGTCACTAAAGACCAACTGATATGCAACTCTTCGTCAGCATTTACAATTACTTTACCTTCAGGCCCGAGTGCCGGACATACGGTCATTGTGAAGAACGTCGGCTCCGGTTTAATAACAATAGGTAGAAATTCACAGAATATAAATAGTGCTGCCGCGAACTCAACGATGCCTCAAGGCAATGCAGCCCAATTAGTCTACGTTGATTCAACCATCGGCTGGGCAGTACTTTAGGAGAATAACATGGCAGTAATAGGTGGCGCATCAAGCGCTTTTGATAAGATTTTTGGAGCAGGTAGAGTATTCTACGATCCTCGTTTGATGCCCCGCTGGGACGTACTAACGAGTGAACTGTTTCTATATAGCAATGGAGCGCCGAATAATCCAGCGGTTGCAACTTTCCACGACGAGATTGCTCGACACGGAGCGTCAGTGTTAGTTCGCAACACTACGAGCTACGTTACAATTGTGGATCTCTCTGGGGGGGCTGGAGTAATGAGTTTTGCGTATGGCCCGTGGCCAGATGATGGCGATGCTCAGGCATGGGGTACTGTTATAACTTGGAAGTTTACGATTGATGGCACTGTAACCGAAGTGCCAGTTTATCCAAAAAGAAGATATTATGGTACAGAGTACCGCGCTTGTTTAGGTGGCCCCATGCGAACCGACGAAACAATAAAGAACAGGAACGTACTTACTGCCTCGGGCGCACCTGCTGATTCAGGAACTCTTAGCCACCACTCCTCATACGCACAATTTGCCATACCACTACCAACACAGGCTCTATCCGGCGCTGGCGGGCCTACGCCTTTGTTAGGCTGGACAGATGCATTTAAAGTCGAAGTAAAATCAAGTGTTGCTACCCTTGACGTAGCGTGGACTCAAAACCAATCGGGTGTGGTATACCAAGCTCTATAAGGGGGAATAACTAATGACACAAATTTCAAATATAACTAATATAACTAACCCCGGAGCAGAACCTGCTGATTGGGATATTCTTCAGTATACATATGAAAACGGAATGGTTGTTAAAAAGCAGTTTCTTACTCCAGAGGATATTGTGACAAGCCCCTCATCAGCTAGGCACTGGCGAGACGAAGAGCTTGTTAAGACAGATGCTCTAGCGGTATTACCAGATCATCCAAACGCAGCAAATCTTTTAACATATAGAACCGCGCTACGGGACTGGCCGACTACCGGCGATTTCCCCGAAACTAAACCGCTTTTAGGAGAATAAAATGGCTACTATTTTTAGTGATTCAGAAATGGCAGCAATGATTATGATTGTTCGTAATTCAGACATACCGGGGAGCGCAGCCAGACTGATAGTCAGTATCGAAGATAAGCTCATTGCGGCAGTAAAACTGTTGCAGGATGACCTCGCACCGGAAACCTCCGTTGAGGGTCTTGAGTATGAAGTGTCTTTCGATGCGAACGAGTTAAACGCACTTGTGCAGATGGCAGCGTCTATTAAAACAAAAGGGTCTTCAGCCAGAGCGATTGCGAGCATTCAAGATAAACTTGAACCCGCAGTACAAGAAGTTGAACAGCAAGTGCAAGCGGCATCATAGATCGTAGGTAAGTTATGGCGTATTTTAAACGTGACAGATTTAGCGGCACAGCTCCGGTAGTTTCACCGCGACTCTTGGCTGAGCAGTTTGGGCAGATAGCAGAGAACGTTGACCTTGAGTCGGGCAGGCTCGTGTCTGTAAAAGACAACGTTGATTTCTACACCTTACAAAACGGCGCGCGGCGATCAGTTTATTTCTATCGCGATACGACATGGCTGGAGTGGGACGCGGCAAATGTCAGTGTAGTGCCAGGTCCAATCCCGAACGACGCAAACGACCGCTTATACTTTACTGATTCAAGTTATCCTAAATACGGTACAGCTGCCTCTTTAGTTTCGGGAGGTACAGGCCCAAACCAATCATACCGTCTAGGGATTCCCGTGCCCCCTTCGGCACCATCAGTTAGTTTAAGTGGCACAGCAGACGCAGATGCTACACCAAACGATGTCAGTTATGTTTACACCTGGGTTAGCAATTTGGGCGAGGAGGGGGCACCCTCTGCGCCGAGCGCAATACTCACAATGACAGATGGTCAAACCGCTAGTATTGGTTCAATGAGTGTACCAAGCGGCAACTACTTATTTACGAACGGTCAAGCCGTAAAAAGGCTCTATCGATCAAACACTGGTAGCACCAACACCACTTTTCAATTTGTAAAAGATGTACTTTGGACTGCTGCTTCTACGACAGATAACAAAGACGCGGCGACTTTGGGCGAGGTATTACCGAGCAGCACTTGGATCGGGCCACCCGACGATAATAGTTCTTTGTACCCTGATGGCCCGTTGCTAGGTTTAATTCCCCTATCGCAAGGCGTTATGGCGGGCTTCACAGGCAAACGGTTTTGTCTTAGCGAACCCTTTCTCCCTCACGCATGGCCTATTTCGTATCGTATTACTACCGAAGAAGACATCGTCGCGATTGCTTCAACCGCTAACGGTGTGGCTGCGCTAACCGATGGTCAGCCTTATTTTATCACGGGCACCGAACCATCAGCCATGACCGCGATCCGTATAGACTTAGCGCAAGCCTGTGTTAACAGAGCTAGCGTAGTAGACATGGGTGACTACGTTTTGTATGCGGGACCAGATGGTTTATGTGCTATTGAGTCTGCGTCTGGTCAGGTAATTACAAGAGGCTTAGTATCTTCTAAGCAGTGGAATACGGATTATTACCCAGAATCTATAAAAGCTTTTCAGCACGAAGGTACTTATGTCGCGTTTTGGACAAGCGGAAGTAATCACGGGGGTTGGGTCTTTGATCCGCGTGGGGGTGAAAACGCTCTGGTTACCTTAACCGAAACTGCAGAAGTTCGCGGTGGGTACATGCACCCAAAGAGCGGTGAACTTTATACGATTGTTGCTAACAAGCTGAGAAAGTTTCGCGGCAGCAGTTCTAATAAAACACTAACGTTTAAGAGTAAGAAGTTTGTCACGCCGTCACCCGTGAGCATGGGGTGGGTGTCTGTTCACGCTAACACCTACCCCGTAGAAGTAAAGGTTTGGGGTGATGGCGTACTGGTTGCTCATTACATAATTAACGAGTCTGGATCAGCGTATACGTTAGCCACTACTGTGCCTAGCGGTATTAGTAACGGTACTATTCGCGAGCCGATCATGCGGATGCCTGCGGTCGTCGCGCAAGAATGGGAAGTGCAAGTCGAAGGTACGGATATAAATGAATTCTGTTTAGCTCAATCGATTGACGAAATCCGCGCTACATGAATCCGAAAGTAACCAAGATCCCAGGGTTTCCCAAGCCACCTGCTGGTGTTTCGCCAGCGCTAAGGATCTACCTAGAAGCCCTCGCTGAAGCGCTAGATATACGGCTTGGCCGTCGAGGTGACCCCGTAGACCGAGCTGTTACGTTAAGAGAGCTGATAAGTTCTGGTTTAGCAGTAGAGTTACGCGCCAATCCGTTTGACCCCAACAACCCGAGCGATAATCCTGGGTTTGTTGATCCAACGAAAGCCGTAGTAACTGATATTCCATTGCGGCCAACGGGGTTTTCTGTTGCAGGCGCGTACTCAATAATTAACATGGTTTGGGACTTTGCTAATTACTCTACCCACGCTCTCACAGAAATTTGGTCACATTCATCTGACAGCCTTGGTGATGCTACGTTTGCGGGGTCAAGTACTGGGCGCACTTATATGGACCCCGTTGGCAGCGGCGTAACTCGGTATTACTGGATAAGGCACGTTAATACAGCCGGGACATATGGGCCGTGGAATTCTACCACTGGTACGGTAGGCCAGACTGCAGTGGATGTAGACCACCTGCTTGATGTTTTGACTGACGCAATTACTTCTAGCGAGCTTGCTACTAATTTAGAGAGCCGTATCAATCTAATCGACGGCGCGGCTACTTTACAATATTCTGCTGCTTGGAGAGTCGCGCAAGAGGCTACAGCAAGAGCATCTGCTATTGCTGATGAGGCAACCGCAAGAGCAGCTGCTATTCTTGCTTTAGTCACTGGCATACCTATCTACGATTCTTCCAAGGATTATGTGGTTGGGCAGATCGTTCGCGCCGGAAACACCAACTCAAAACTATATATCGCTATCCAAGCGGTAGCTGCGAGCGCAAGTATTGCGTTAACTAATACGGCATACTGGAAAGTGTATGGCGATTACGATCTTTTGAAAACATCAACTGATGACTCAGAAGCCAACATAGTCGACCTAAATACTATTAGCGCAACTAGCGGTTCAGCTGCCGCACGGTCGTTACATGCTTTAACAGCTACCGTTAACGACTCCTCAACTGGTGTTGCAGCTACCGCTACAGCTTTAAGTACTTTATCCACAGAAGTTTACGCTAGTGGTGGTGTTTCGGCGTCGAGAATAGACGCTTTAACAGCTACCGTTAATAACACCGAAACTGGTGTTGCAGCTACCGCTACAGCTTTAAGTACTTTATCCACAGAAGTTTACGCTAGTGGTGGTGTTTCGGCGTCGAGAATAGACGCTTTAACAGCTACCGTTGATAACACCGAAACTGGTGTTGCAGCTACCGCTACAGCTTTAAGTACTTTATCCACAGAAGTTTACGCTAGTGGTGGTGTTTCGGCGTCGAGAATAGACGCTTTAACAGCTACCGTTGACAACACCTCAACTGGTGTTACAGCTACCTCTCAAGCTTTAAGCTATTTATCCGCAGAAGTTTACGGTAGTGGTGGTGCTTCGGCGTCGAGAATAGATGGTTTGGAATCAGTGATCCTTGTCAACGGCTCTCCTGTTGTCAGCGCTACAAACTTGAGCACGATGAAAACGTCAGTACTGAATACAAATGGCACAGCTCGTGCATCAGCTTCGCAGATCGATTTCCTCAATGCGAACTACACCAACCCAGAAACCGGCGTGACTAATAACGTCACATTGCAGCAGGCTCTGAATACTACTGCTTCAAACGTAAACGGTTTGCGCGGCGAGTACACTGTAAAGGTTGACGCTAACGGACATGTTGCAGGTTTTGGCCTTGCGAATACTTATGATAATGAAAGTGAGACAGCTACAAGTGAGTTTTTTGTAAACGCAGATAAGTTTGCGATTCTGCCATTTGCAGCATCAAGTGCAACAGCAGCGTGGGTTTCGGGTACTACCTATTCAGCTGGGGCAAAAGTTAAGCACCTCAATAAAATTCACCAGGCTAGAAGAACCAATAACAGTGTTACTCCAACTGCGGGTAACTCTTTAGACTGGGACAATCTGAGCATTTCCCCTTTTGCTGTGACCGCCGATGGCTCGACCATCAACGGCACATACGTCCCTGCTGGCGTCTACATTAACAGCGCCATGATCAAGCACGCATCAATAACAGCGGCTCAAATTGGTACTGTAAACGCAGATACAATTGAGACAGGCACACTTGACGTTGCTACTTTAATAACTGCTGACTCAATTGATGTGCGGAAGCTGGTCATAGGTGGATCAGTAATAGAATCAGAAGCGCGTTCATCTGACGGCATGCACTTCTTAAAGATTGGGGCAGCATCAATAACCACGGCGCTTATTGGTGACGCTCAAATCTCCACGCTTAAAGTAGCGGGGAACGCGATCACCGCTACGGGTTACGCGCAGAAACTGTTCACGTCCAGTGGCAACAGCCTCACACTTTCAATGCCAACTGCTGCAAACGTAACAGCGGGTCAGCCGTTTATTTTTAATATAACAGCGATTGTTAATAACACTTCCGCGAACAACGCCGTGCTTAGCCCCGCGCAAACTTACGATTTAAAAATAACGACTTACACTAACGGCCAAAGCGCGCAATCCAATACTTATTGGATTTACGCCTATGGCACTGATTGCTTTTCAATTCAAAGAACCAGTGGGGCAGCGGGTCACGCTGTTAGCTGCAAAGTCGAATGTTTTGTTCACGGCGGTACAACAGCGATTCCATCTTGCTTAATTCAGATGACTGCTCACACGGGGAAACGGTAATGGCGTGGATTTCTTATCTAGAGTCAGGTGAGATCACCGGGTTTTATGATTACACACCCGCTATATCTTTTGCAGAGATCAGTGAACTGTATACGGGCCAAGCGTTTCTGCAAGCTAGTGGCGATACAGATGCCGCGACTCAATACGTTTTAGAGGGGGAAGTAGTCGCGAGAGAGGCGCTCACAGCTACATGGAATTCAGAAACCGTGACTACTGATGGGTCGGAGATCGTTTTATCGGGGCTACCTGTTCCATGCACTGTCTACATAGACGGTGAAGCGGTGATAGTTGATGACGGTAGTTTGGAATTTTCGGCTGGTACAGCGGGGGAATATAACGTGCGTGTAAACGAAGCGGCGTACTTAGAAAAGGAGTGGACTATCGATGCCGTCTAAGTTCACAGCAAGTAAATCAGAAGCAGATTCGCAGCAAGCGGTAGCTAAACGAGATGAGATTTTGTCAAAGACACATGCTGAACTTGGTACGTGGATTGATGAAAACGTTGAGAACATGGACGACGTTCGAGCGTATTTAAAACGGCTATCTAGGATTGTAAGAGTCAATCACGAGGCACTAAAAAATGCACGTCGGTAAAGGTAAGCAGTGCTATCTCAATGAAGGTAGCAAGAAAAAGAAACCCGCTAAGAAGAAGCGGAAACCCAAAACGGGCCGTAGTTATTAGCAACGGTGGAAACTTCAATTAGCTTCGAGGCTTTGTTCCCCCTAGTGGTTGTATTCATCCCGCTAGTCGTCGTGCTAGCGAAGATGCACTCGGATATAGATGTGATAAAAGAGAAGCTAAAAGTTCTGTTCGAGCTTTGGAATAAAGATAAATAACTAGAGAGTCTTATGGCTACTAAAAGAAACTACACAGAAGAATATAAATATCACGGGACAGCTGCACAAAAGAAACGTCGGGCTGGGCGAAACAAAGCACGCCGCGATGCCCTTGCGAAAGGTAAAGTGAAGAAGGGTGATAAAAAGGACGTACACCACAAAGATGGTAACCCGCAGAACAATAAGAGTAGTAACACTTCTGTGGTGAGCCGAAAGAAGAATCGCGGGAGCTACAGGTTCGCGTGAACTGTTGGCGTTGTCAGAGTGAGTTGATCTGGGGCGGTGACCGTGAACTCGAAGTAGAACACTTTGAGGCTTTCATGGTCACGAGTCTGAGCTGCCCAAACTGCGACGCTTACGTTGAAGTCTACTACCCGAAAAATTAGGGCACAAAATAAAATGCTTGTTATCCCACAACAGTTTGAAGCCGGTGGGCGTATATGGGATATACAACGTGTAGATCCAGGAAAACTTTTTGACTCAGACGGACAACCAGCTCACGGGCTAACAGACTTTGACTCAGCGACTATACTGCTGGAGGAAAACGACAGTCCCCGGCTGATGGGCCAAGTATATTTGCATGAGCTAAGTCACGTAATGTTTTATGTTGTGGGCATCTACGATCACGAGGACGAAGAAACACACAGATTGGTAGATGCCCTCGGCTCAGCTTTGCTAAGCTATATGATGACAAAGAAAGATTAGGGTGTCACTGACACCCGCAGGAATGAGTTAACGAGAGAATTATAGAAGAAACAAGGGTTTACGAGCCTCGCAGTTTCTAAAGCAACTCAATGAAAAGCTACCGTAACCCATTGATAACAATATAAAAATGAACTTATGGCGTATCGAATCCCTCCCTCTCCGCCATACATTTAAGTTGTTGTTTCTTATATATTTTATGCTATCCTAAAGGTTCATGACACCCATATGACACCCATAGGATTTGGTATGCACGTAAGGAAACGCGGCGACGGTTGGCAAGCAATCGTAAAATCAACAACTCACCCCACTCGACAAAAAACTTTCAAAACTCAAGTAGCTGCTAAAGCATGGGCACGTCGCATAGAAACGAGCATGGACGACGGCTCGTATATCGATACACGAGCTTCGGGGTCCGTGTCTATTGACCAGTTAGTTGATGAAGCCATTGCGAATATCAACAAGTTTTCAGAAACAAGTGGTTCAGTTCAAGGACCAAAGCTGTCTCAGCTTCATCAACTTAAAGAATACTTCTACGGAGTGTCGATCCACGATATCGACTACGAGGACGTTCTTACTTTCGCAGCAGAGCGCCGCGCAACAGTTGCGGCAAGCACACTGCAAACACAGATGTATTATCTCAAGCAAGTCATCACTGAGTCCCGAATCAAAACAGCAAATACTTCTGTGGTAGATGCAATTAAATGGTTGACGAAGAAGAAGCTTATTGGCGGCAGCGTTCACAGAGTTCGTAGATTAGAACCTGGAGAGTACGAAGCGTTAGTTGCAGAAACTAGCGGGACAAGATTGAATAGCCGCCACTGGATTTATCATGTCATGGAAATCGCAGTTGAGTCAGGTATGCGACAAGGGGAAATTCACGCGCTTGAATGGGCAGACGTTGATTTCAAGAAACGAATTATTAGTTCGATGCGCAAAGATAAAGACTCTGAAGGTGGTAAAAAACTGCACCGAATACCTATGTTAAAGGGCGCGAGAGAGGCGCTCCTGCGCGCACAGGATGAACTCGGCGGGGATGGTAGGTTGTTTAAGATTGAGGTAGCAGCGAGTATTTCTGACAAGTTTGCAAAAATGCGTAAGCGTATAGGTATTTTTGATCTTCGATTCCACGACTTACGTCACGAAGCAATAAGCCGCATGTTCGAGCGCGGCATGAGAATCGAAAGAGTCCAAATGGTTAGCGGGCACAGCTCACTTGAGCAACTACAACGCTATACTAACCTTCGGCCAGAAGATGTCTCTGCTGAGTACTAAGCACTAATGGCGTTGTCCAAATAATGTGCGACTTGTGGAGTTGGGAAAAGATACTTCTTTCCAAGTTTGGCGTGGGGGATATCGAAGCGGCCTTGATAAATACTTTGGTACATAGACTCGCGTTTGATTTTTAGCAGCCCCGCTAACTCATCGATATCCATAAAGGGTCCGTACTTGGAGACTAACATTTCTTCCATGCTCATAATTCAGGTTCTCTTTCTCATCGAAGTGGCGTTATTTCTCATACGAACGTATGAGAAATAACATGCGATTAATGATCTTATATAGTTGGGAAAGAGACTTGGTCGAATCTCGGCTTTCACCGATTTGTCGCCTTGTGGAAGTATCAATCTACTAATATTAAGTATTGTACCATGTTGATTTAACTATGTATTTGATTAGTTACCTCTATTTCGGTTCGTTTGCAACCAAAACCGAACTAACCTTGTTTGGGGTCTGTCGTAATGATAAGGATCATGATCAGTAAAAAGAGATTGACACTACTGACCATAGCGCGTGTATTTTCTTTTTATCTGGGAGGTCATCAGGGGCGTAAAACGTTAACTTCTTTTTACCTTTTAAGCGGACTGCGAAAAACTTTGGGTGTTTTAAGTCTGATGGTTTACAGAGCCGCATGTAGCAATCCATCCCCGACCCACTAACGGGGAACATCTTACCCGCATAAAGCCCTTCGTCAGGAACTTTCACGAGTATTGACGATGCTAGCGACCTGTCTGAAAGCTTCTTGTTGATCGCTTTCGTCATGTCTCTAGAGCTGTATTTCACGTCTAAGTTTCGGACGGCAGGTAGATTCGGTTCGATATCCGGGTCAATTTCGCGTGGGTCAACATCTAAGAAATTAGCGAACTTGATGACTGCTGCAGGATTAAGATCAGTGATCTCGTTCAAGTAATGAGAGATCGCGCCTTGGCTCCAGCCTAGTTCTTTCGCAGCTGTTACCTGGGTGAACTGAATTTCTAGTTTCTTTGAGTCCCAGATGTTTCGTAGGTTTTTTACGATGGTAGATTTATGCTCATTTACCGCAAAATCATCAACATCTCGTGACGTTAATTTCATTAGGATTCCTTCCTAGCACAGTGACTGAATGTATAAAGGCTGCAACGTCCTTTCGAGACATGCCTTCGGTTTTCACGCGCATTCTACTAATATTAGTAGAAAAGTCACTAGGTATTATTATGGCAGTGTCATTCACACCAATTATTAGCACTGCTGTTGATGGACCGTTGATCCGCTCAAGCCACTGAGCTTGAAGCGGAGACAACGAGTGAGGTAAAGAGGTTGTATCTCGTTTCGGTAGTTCTTTCACGTACTTATACTCTACGAATAGTAGACCTTTTGGCCCAACATACATAGCGTCGGGTACTCCTCCCGTAAACGTGTCGTGGATTTTCCACTTGTATACGTCAGGATGAAGATACCGATGAATCGATTTTACGAAACTATGTTCATTCATAGAGGGTGATGCGTTAAGGACACGAGTGCATCAAGCTCGCTTCATAGGGAGTGGTAAATTCCCGGCCCAAGGTATTAGCTGTACTGTTCGTACATTGCTTCGGCAGCTTTGTAGTCACTCTCTTGCGCCCAGCCGACAAACGAGACTTCGCAATTCATGAACGCTTTGCCCATCTTGTTTTCAGTTGGAACACCAGACACTTTCCAAAGCGCGGCGAATCGATCACCACCCTTCATGCCAATCTGAGAGTTCCATGCTTTGGATACACGCAGCTTGGAGCTAGCGAAGTCCATGATTGACGGTGCGCGGTCAAGGTCACCTGTATTAGGATCTTTGAGCAACAACACATGAGAGTGAGTCTCAACGGCAGCGTATTCGCTAGGCTTGTCCTGCTCAGCAATGCGCTCATTAGCTTCGCCTTGTGTTGAAAATGCGCCACCGTAACCGCCACCTGCTTCGATGTCGCGCCATACGACATACTCAGTTTTGAAGGTGAGGCTCAGTGCGTAGATGTCGTTACCGTAGTTTTCTCCAGTAACAGTGTTAATAAAGTTTCCTGGCTCACATCCTTCGACGTGGCTAGCGTGGTGCTTGTCTACTTCGTTGGACATCTTCTGCAAGAGCTTGATGCGTGGGATTTGTAACGCACTGCCGACGTTCTCGTTACCACGACCTACGCCTTCTACAGCTTTGAGGTGAGCGGGTAGAGTGTCAGTGGACGACACAAGGTTGGTTGATACTGCTGTTGCTGTTGCTGCTTTGCTCATAGTTTCTTTCTCTTCTTGGTTAGTTTTGGTTTTTTAAAGGTTTCTGAAATTAATGCGTCGAACTTCACGAGGCTGCAGACCGGGAATGTCTTCACCAAGTTTCAGTAATTCTTTGTAGGCTGTTGACGACACTCGTCGTTGCAACAAGCTAAAGTCTTCAGTGGAAGTGATATGGGCGTATAGAGCATCCCAATCCACCACATCTGGTACGGTACTTGTGTTGATTGACACGCTGGCTTTTTCGTTAGCGGTGCGTGCTAGACCCTGCTCATCTAACTTCGTTATGAGCTGGTAGTCCAAATCGTCTTTCTTTACCTGTAAGTTTTTGAGATCACTGTTAAGTGCATCCATTGAAGTCTTAACTTCTGATCGTTCTTCGATTAACTCATTGATGTTCATGCTTACTCCTTCAAGCTGCTTGTTTAAGTTTGTTAAGGATTCCGAGTAGTTCGTCCATGCGTTCTACTTTCCCTGCTAATTTTTGATACACGTCTGGTTCCCACGTATCGCGTGCTGCAATCTGGATGATTTCAGTTTTCTCAGTCTGTCCGACGCGGTAGATGCGCCGATTGAACTGCTGATAATGCTCAGCGTTATAGGTTGGTGATGCCCATATGACTGTCTTAGCTTTTGTCATAGTGAGTCCATGACCAGCTGACTGAGGGTGACAGAACACAACCTGCAGCTGTCCAGCCTGAAGACGATCAACAACTTCTTTGCGTTTGTTGGCGGGCGTGTCACCGGAAATTGTTGCGTGCTTAATCTTTAGCTTGTCTGCAATCTCGACCATGCAGCGTTGTTCGTGCTTCCAGTTGAATGCAACAAGTGACTGCTTACGTTCTTGTACCAGCTGCATCACTAAGTCATAGCGTTCGGTATGAATGTTTTGCGTCACACCGTGCTCGTCATACACTGCTCCGGTACATAGCTGGAGTAATTTCTTAACTTTAGCCCCGGCATGAATTGCGTTGATCGTGGCTTGGCCCGTGTATAACACTGAGTCCTCACTCAATGTTCGGTACTGCTTCATGATCTTCTTAGGCAATGTGACGTGCATCGTTTGAAAGCTCTGTTCAGGCATGTCGATACATTCTTCGAGCATGAATCGGATGTTGATATCGCTTAACGCTGCTGCAACAGTTTCTTCTGCGCTGTCTTTCTGAACCCACTCGTTGGCAAATCCGTTGAATCGTGGGGTACAGACAGCGCCTCTGAAACTGTAGAACCTGCGGCCAAGGCGTTCACCTTCGTCAACGATAAGCGTTGGATGCCATAGGTCGAGAATGCCGTTGCTGTTCGGCGTACCAGACATTGCTATGCGGTACGTGAATTTATCTGAGATGCTTAGCATTGCTCTACTGCGGTCGCTGTCTTTGTTCTTGAACGCTGTGAACTCGTCGATGACTAGCGTGTCAAAGTCTTCAAGTATCTCTGGGTGCTTGGCGACCCACTTGACTGCGTCGTGATTCGTGATGACAACTTGTGCGCCACTGGTGAATGCTTTTTCACGATTCTTGGCATAGGCAACTGCGTAGGAAAGCTCCGGTGTAAACTTCTCGATGTCGTCGGACCATGATGCTTCCAAGATGGACAGCGGTGCGAGAACCAAGGTCCGCGATTCACGGTCCTTGATCGCGTCTAGTACTGAACGAGTTTTGCCGGTGCCTGGATCGGATGTAACGAGGCAGCGCGGGGTGTTCTTGATGTAGTCAGTAGTGACTACTTGGTGGTCAAAAGCCTTTAACATTTGCATCACTCTTGATGGTTAATAATAATACCCTAGCTATTATCTACACTCAAGCGGCAAGTGCGTCAATTATGAAGGGGCTGTTAGATTTCTTTGCTTCGTTACCTTTAAGTTTCAAGCCAACAACCTTGTTGCGAGCTTTTAAGTTAATTAAATCTGACTTGTCTCCGTTGATAACTTCGCGGCCAAGGAACTCTTTTGGCATACCATTTCTAAAAACTACTGCAATGGGTACGTCAGTCTGCAGTGCGATCTCTACTTGCTTTTGATACCTGGGCGCACCGCTGTAGCTGAACATAAGGTCGTAGTTATCTGGCGTGTTCCCGATACGTGCTGCACGCTTCGTGTAGTCGTACCAGAATATTTCGGGGAACTCTTGAGGGATACCCAGCTGTTCCCATGCAACATCTGAAAACACATTGGATCGAACCACAGCTTGTTTACCGTGTTTCTTAGCGAGCTTTATAAGGTTAGTTAGCTCTCGTCTGTATCGGATAAGAAACCCTTCTCGGTCTTCGAGGAACCAGTCTGTCTTGCGTTGACGAGCTTCGTTTATAGATTTGTACACAGCAGCAAGGCCAGAAACTTTAATGCAAGGGTCAAAGCACTCAGCGGTTTTTGATGATGGGCATAGTTCTGGGGTCGGCATCATGGATAGACCAGCTAACAGTATCTCTTGGCCTTTTGAAGTCTTAACTAGCTTGGTGTTGCCGTCTCTTCCGAGTAGTTTCTTTGGGCGCGCTTTTCTTAGTGGGATTAGGTTCGCGGCTGAGTATGTCATCAAGGATCTCCTGTCTGATGTCTGCTGATATTTTTCTATCGAGTTTTACTTTGAGAAAGATTTCGCCTTTTTTGAGGCGGTGAGTTGACCAGAGCACGGCATCTACTGGGTCAGTAGCTAGCCTGTATTCGATGAACTCGTCTTGCCGTCTATAGAGCATCTTCATGCGCTACTCCTGTTGATTGTAAATAAGGGCTTTGCACCCTTTTGGTGTCGGTTATTTTTGATTTAGCGCAGATAGACACACTAGAAAAAGACTGCGGCTGCATTTAGTGATTAGGAATCATGGGCGTACTCCAATCCAGCGGAAGGATCGGTACGGGAACTTAGCTACTCTGACGACGGTTAATTCTTCGCGGTTCATGGTTCGCTTCATGACGAAGAGCGTGATCGAGACAATTAACCCACCAACCATTGCTGCTAACATGCCACTGTACGTGCCAGCGAAGGCGTAGATTAATAACGCTGTTACAGCTATATCGATAGGTATGTCGTAGGTGATGACACGTCGTATGCCGAATTTAAAGATCAGGAACAATAGTCCTGCTGCTGAAATTAGACCTGCATAAATCATATGTAATTCCTATTATTGCGGCGATGAGAAGTAGAGCGTCAAGAAGGTTTAGTGCCGTTAGTATGTTGAGAATCATTAGTAATCCTGTGGTAGAAATACCCGACTGCGCACACGGCTGCAAAGAACGCAGCTGCGTAGAAAGCTATTGCTAGCGCTTGGGCGAGTATTGTTAAAAAAAGAACGGCACCAAGAACAACGCCTATACATAGGAGCGCCTTGGTGCCAAGGGTTTTTATTAGTTTCATTGGGATCTCCTGTTCATGTTTCATGAGGACAATTTGAATTCCTGTCGGGAATGGGAATCCCTGCTACATGTTGTCGGCAAAGTTTCTTTAGAAGGACGTGCTGTTGGTGTTAGGTAACACCCCAGTGACATTCGGGTTCGTCACCTTTCTTGAAGTGGCACCAGCGACAGCTATTACTGTTTGGCGTCGGCGCGAACTCAGTCTCTGTAGTCATCTTGATTGCGCGGCGATGAAAGCCAGGAGCAAACTGCATAGCTTGCTCGCGCGTGTATTGCTTCTTCGTTGTTTCAGCGTGATCGAGATACCAGAGTTCCGTCTGAACGTACTGAAGATGTGGGTATCTGAAGAAGGTGCCGATTGCATATAGCAGACCTTGCTGGCCGTGAGCCAACTCGTTGCCCCACTTCTTACCAGTCTTGTAGTCGATGACTCGTGCTGATGTTTCATCTTCTCGAACGAGCGAGTCTAACTTGATACGCGCCCAGGTTTCTTTTTGCATCCAGCCAACTTTTGCCCAATCGAGATCAAAACCCCATTCGCCTTCTAGCTCGACTTT